CGTACACTTTAGCCTCCAAGTCAGTTTGCACTTCTTCGAATACCAATCCCCCGTTCCAATTAACAAGTCCGAGAACGTTTTCGCCCACAACCCAACGTGGTTGAATTTGCTCAATTGTTCTAAGCATTTCTGGGAAGAGGTGTCGCTCATCTTCTTTACCGAGTCGCTTTCCAGCACTTGAGTATGGTTGGCAAGGGAATCCTCCTGTAAGAATGTCGACTTGTCCTCTGTGAATAGAGAAGTCTGTTTTAGTAATGTCATTGTAACTTATTGAATTTGGGAAATGATGTTTTAATACTTGTTGACCAAATGGATTCCATTCGCAATGAAATAGATTTTCCCATCTCATCCATTCCGCTGCTAAATCAAATCCACCGATTCCGCTAAATAAGGATGCGTGTATCATAATGAATATTGAGCAACTTGCTTCTTGTTTTTTAGCTTAACAATAGTTGTTTTAATGTTCATTCCATCATTCCTAAGATCAGCTATTCGTGCTGCTAATCTAAAGCATCCGAACTTGTTTAAAGCATCAATAGGGGTTAATTTTTTACCTTTATTTAGGTAGTTTGCGATTTGTGTTGTTTGGCTCATAGTTGTAGGTTTTAAATTTGTGCTTTACGTTATCACCCAACGAGGGGTTGTTTTAGAATGGTAAATCGTCTTCGCTTTCTTGTTGGTTTACGGCAAATTCCTTCTTAGCAGTTGGCGCGTTATAAGAAACTTGTTTACCTCTACCACAATAGTTTTTCTTTGCCTTTTCGGCTCTTTCCTCTGGACTTTGGTTGTTCCATACTGTGTGTGTGTTTCCTTTGTCATCTGGTTGTTTAAGAAAGTCGGTAGCTACGTTTGCGTAACTTTTGCCGTTCTTAGCTTCTTTCCAGTTGATTTCTTCTTTGCAAATGTTTAATACAATCATTGTTTTTAGTTTTCGTGTTTATTTAATTGTTGTTGTTCTAATGCTATTTCATTTTGTCTATCTTGTTCTTTTTCTTCTTCATCTTCTTCATCTTCTTCCCAATCGCAATGCTCTAAACACTCTGGACAAATGTCGATTTCTGTAAAGTCGGTTTCCGCTCCGCAGCAAGTTGAATATGGCATAATTAATCGTTTAAATAGTTTTCAAATACTTCGAATTTATCAGCTAACATTTGATAAGGAATGTAATCCCTTTTAGGTTGCTCTAATAACTCTGGAAAGTGTTTTTGTTTATGTAGTTTAAGTTTATACTTAGCTAAATTTAATTGATGAATCATTTCACTTGCGTTTTGAGGATAGCTTGTTTCTACTTTGTAATTCCAGAACTTAACTGCTTCTCTTAAATCCCATAATTTATTTAATGGTGTCATAAAGTTTGTTTTTTCTTGGTAAATAATTTAGTTACATCTTTAGTTGCAAGTTCGCTATTTAGTGCGTAAAGTTGACTTAATTCAGTAGTATTTATGCACAAATCAATCGCTAACTCTAAGTCCTCTAAATTTTCGTGAGTCTTAATGTAAGCTGGGGTTTCCTCTGTTGATTGTGCCATTTCATCACCTGTGTAAAGACCGCTTAAATCATTAGGATATGCACGGCGAAGCGCCAAACTTTCTGCCACTTTAGACAACATCGTGTGAGGCATCTTCGACCATAAACCCATAGGTTTACCATCGTTTGTTGTTTGGCAGTATTCCTCCCAATAAGCTACTCCAACGGCTGCTTCATATCTTACATCTCCCCTAAACTTAAATACTGAAACCTTACAAGATATTAACTTACCATCTTGTTCAACAAAGATTGGTTCACTTTGCCCTCCGTAGTTTCCACTACGTTCAGCGATTACTCGGAATCCATCGATACTTGTTTGGATTGTCATTTTTTTACTCCATCCATTTGGTGTTTTTACGTTCCTGTGGATGCAATAAATTTGCCTTGATAACGCATCAAGTCCTGTGCGTTGTGCTTGGTAAAGAAAGAGTTTTAGTTCATCAACTGTTGCCTCTGGAGCAATCTGTGATTTAATCAACTCTACTTGGTCTTTCGTGTACGAAAGTTGTGGCTTTTTAGCCAGTTGTTGGTCATTCATATTGGTTGGTTTTAGAGTTTAAAATTAGCTACTTTGGTGTTAATAACCAAATTAAAGTAGCACATTTAAGTTGAAAATATCCTTTTTTATGGTATCATCAAACTTATTTGATAGCTGACCCTTAATCTTGGATATTGAATGTAAAACTGTTGTTCTATCCCTATTGAACAATTTTGCTATTTCCTCGCCATTTAACTCCGTTTTTTCTTTAGTAAAATACATAGTCATTTGCCTTGCCAAAGTAACCTCCTCGCCTCTGTATTTAGACATCATTTGTCCATATTTAATTTGGTAGTAATTGCATACTTTTTCGGCTATTTGAACTGCATACTCTTTCTGTTGTTCTTTGTCCATTCTTATTATTTTTATGTTTAAATGTTTGTCTAATAAATCCTTTAATTGATTTATCTCTTTTTTTAGTTCTTTGTTCTTATCTCGCAAAACCTCGATTTCAAGTTCTGCCATATATGTTTTATGTACTTCTCTCATTAGAAATGTAAAAGGTTAATTGGGAGCATAAACTCCTCTGTTAATGTATAAAGGTCAAGGATAAGAAAATGGTAGCTTTTAAGGATTCTACGCTGGATGTCATTCATCCTTGCAACCTTGATTAGTAAATCTTCTTCGCTAATCATTGTCCTTGTGTCATCCAAACCTCGCCTCCATTCAGCAAGGTCAGCCTCAAATAGATTTTGCCTTCCTTGTGCTTGTTTTAGCAGTTCCAGAAGCATTGTTGCTCTTTTGTGCAACTTTAGTTGTTTCTCTTGATAGATTAGTTTGCTCATATTGTTTTAGGATTTTGTAAACCAACTTACTAAGTGTTATTCCTTTAGTTTCGGCTTCGGTTTGCAGATTAGTCTTGATTTGGTTGGTTACTAATGTTGTTATTAGTGTTTTCATAAATTGCTTTTATGCCTTCGGCTAATTCCTTACAGGCGGTTACAGTTTCTCTTACATAGCCATTTGGCATTGTCTTTAATTGAGTTTCTAATGTGTAAATAAAGGTTTGAATTGCGTCCATATTATTTGTTTTGGTTATATTTTTCGTTATAGTATTTGTTTCGTGTATGTCTTGATACCCACCCAAATTCGTGTTGACCTTTAGTACCATTTGCACCACCTTTAGCACCATCACAATAGGCATTCATTATCTGCTCTTTTTCTTTTTCAAGTAACGATTCAATTTTATGCTCAATCATTCTTGGTGTGTTTAAATCCATTGGGAAGGTAGCTCTTACCCATTCCAACATATCTTGCATTGCTGTTTTCATAGTTAAATGTTTTGAAGGATTGCGGTGATTAAAAATGCAAATAATACAATTATAAATGCATACATTGGTTTAATGCTTTCACGAGCATATTGCTCATTAGCTTTTTGTTGTGGTGTTTTTAACTTATTCATATTGGTTTAATTTGATATCCTAAAGAAACATATTTCTCTAACTTAAATACTAATAATGATTTATCAAATTCATTAAATTCATTAACTGGAAGTAAAATAGTAATCCAGTCAGTAGTCATCCCTTCTTTGTAGATTTTAAATGCTTTTTTCATATTGCTTTTGGTTTAGGATTCAAAGATAGGGTATAAACATATAACTTTATCAAACAATGCAATTATTTTACATAAATGTGATGAACGGCAAATAATAAGGATAAATGGTTCAATTTGACTTATGTTTTTTAAATATGTGTCAAAAAGTGCGTTTTATGACACTTTATCGTACGAATAAATGTAAAAGTCAAGTTATAGGTTTACTTTATCAATCAATATTGAGCCGTTTATCAATCATTACGGCTCATAAAAAAACCACCCTAATAAGACTAAAAGGGTGGCTAAACCTAAGTTCTCCAATATGAAAGCCAAAGATATATAAAAAACCCCACCTTTTTAGGGATGGGGAACTATGAACGAACAACTATTTAGAACCATCTTGTAATGGTGTATCGTTAGAATTGTCTACCATTCGGTATCCTTGCTGCCAAAGAACCTTACATAAAGTTACGCTTTTCTCTATAATGGCTTCTTCTTCATCCATTGGGTTGAGTATATGTAAGCACTCGTGCAATAGGATTTCCAGCTGCTTTTTGCCTTTTAGCCGTGAGTCAATATACACAACACCATCACTTTCGGCAATGCCGTGCGCTTGTTCCCTACCCAGTTTGCGATATATGATCTTAATCTTCATCTTTTAATAAAGCTAAGTCTGGTCTATCTATCTCTTTAAATATAAGTTTCTCGCCACCTCTTATCTTGCCTAAGGTATTTTTAATCTCTTGTTCTAAGTTGTGCAATTCAATTAGTTTAGCAACCAACCATTGCTCTTGTTGTAGTGATGTCAATTTTGCGAAGTTTTTAGGGTATCTCATATTAGAAGACTTTACTTTTAATTATTCTATGATTGTGAACTCTATAATCGCCATTGTTTTCTTTCTCTATAATGGCAAAACCTTGATTGTATGAATCAACGTGCTTACAATATTCTACGTTTGGATGCATTAAATGTCCAGTTGTATATGTTGTAAATATCTCCTCATCAAATTGATTCTTAGTAGTAAACTCACTGGTCCTGTGAACGTGAGAAGCTATTGCGCTTTGCTTAACCCTATCGTACAAAGTCTTAGCTGGACTTACACCGCTTCCCCTTCTAAAGGTAGTATCTCCGTGAATGATAGGTAGTTTTCCAAATTTAACGTGGTCTATATTCTTAATCGGAATGATATTGAAAGTATTTAGCATTAATATCTCCTCTATCTCAAATTTGCCGTTTAACCCTAATAACTCTGGTGCTTTGGTTCGCATATACCTTTCATACCTAAATTCGTGATTTGCATCTAAGTTGTAATAAATAGGAATTTGAGGAAATGATGCTCTTATAAATCCAAGCATCTCAATAATAGCCTCATATTCTTCATCAAACTTTCTAACTCTTGGGTCTTTCTGGAAATCACTTAATTGATAAAAGTCAACTAAATCCCCATTAATAAATAATGAATCAATCTTTTGTTCATTTAAATATTTAAAGCAAACATCTATTGCCTTTGGGTCGTGGAATGGAACTTGCAAATCTGCAATAAATCCCATCTTTTTAATTCCCATTGGTAAACAGTAAACAATCTTTTCCTCAACCCAAGTAGGTGGTTGGACAAAGTGTGAACCTGTACGCTTAAAATCTTCTATGTGTTGTGTATTCTTTCCTCTAACACTTCTATCTTCTCCAGTCTTACCCCTATAATATCTTATTAAGTAACGAACATTCTCTTGATTGTCAAAATGTGAACTTTGCTCCTTCATAATCAAAGAAGCCAATGTGTTAGAAGGCATCCATTGAGGATATTTGGCTAAATAGTCTAAGACTATCTGACCACTCATTGTGGTTTTTTTGCCTTCTTTTTTTGTTGTTGTCATAGGTTTATTTTAGGTTAGTGAGTTTAGTATCAAATCCGCTTCTTCTTCTCTACGTTTGACCAAGCCGTCCAACCCATTTTCCCATAATCTTTTGCTTCGTTCTATTTGGTCGGCAATCCCTTCGTAATCAGCTTTAGCGACTAATTCAACTATTGCCCTCATTTCCTTTCTCCTATCGCCATCCAACTTATTTCCCCTGTTATAAATCATTGAAACCAACGCACCTCTTGTGTCCTCATTTAAACTGTCTAACTCTGGGTAAATACTTTTAGTCAAAGCATAGTACTTAGGTAGCGACTTATTAACGAATACATCGTACGCAAAATTGTATGGTATTCTAACTTGTAGAATTTCCCCTCTTAGCATCGTTTTAACCGCCTCTCCTTTTATCCCTACTACTTTCCTTAATGCGTGAATAAAGTTTAAATTTAAGCCATCCCAATCACTAAAGAACTGCTTCTCGGTTACATAACCGCAATCATATCCAAGTCCAATAGTAACTCCGCTATCGCCACCCGCCCAAATAGGCTTTTGGTAGCGTTTTTCATAAACGGCTCTACCACCTACCTCGTGCTTAATTATTAGTTCAATAGCTTTTTTGCTTATCATCTTAGTAGTTTTGGTATGTTGTTTTACCATTTACTCGCACCGCCTTTAATACTTGCTTTCTTTGTTTGCCTGTTGACTCATAAGAAACGTGAACCCAATCAGGATTCTTGCTATCCCCAAACTCATAAATAAGCTGGTCAAAAACAAGATTGTCCTTAATGTAATCAAAAACCATTTTATTAGTTACACCGCTTGTAGAACCATCCATATCAATATCTATCGCTTCTCCAGAGCAATGCTGACTGGTAGATGAACCACCAACGCATCTATTTAATTCTGCGCTTCTATAACCGCTTGATATATGTATAGGGCATCCAAAATGAACTCTTACTGGCTCAAATACTTTTTCCGCTAATAGCTTAAAGTTTTCAATGTGTAAAGCGATAGGCATATTACTAATGCCGTTTCTTTTTGCTGACTCGCTACGAATAACCTCGCTTAAATCTAAGTGTGCTGATAGTTTCATACGTTATAAAAAAAATAAGTTAATAATATTACCCAAAAGGTAAAACCAATTGCCAATGCTCGTTTTTCGTTATTCGGCATCTTTCTTTGTTGAGAATTTGTCAATAGTGCTTGAACCCATTGCTGCTATGCATATAGCCATAACTGCATCTACAAGTTTATCGCTTGGTGCAATCTCTTGATGTGTAAACGAATTAGCCAATAAGGTAATGCATAAAAACAACGCACTCAATAAAGCTATAACTCTTTTGGTGCTTATTGACCCTCTTTCATCGCTTAATAAATTTGCTATCCATTTCATTTTATTGTGTTTTAACAAGTACTAATGCCATAAACAATACTAATGTCCATAGTCTATTTATGCCTTTTTCTTTCTCAAAGGCTTCTTTGAATTCTTCGTCAATTCCTGTGGTTGGTTTAGTATTTTCGATAAAAAATCGGTAAAGATTGATTGTATCTTGTTTTTTACTAATTTGATTAATTGCTGAATCATAATACTTTGTTTTAATTTTTAATGAATCTATTGTCTTGTTATAACCTAAATACAAAGCGTTTATTTCTTTGCCTTGCTCAATGGTCATTATAACAACAGAATCTTGTTTAATTTTCCTTATTTGAGGGTATTGCGAGTAACTTGAAACTGACACCAGTATCATTACTAACACTATCCAAACTTGCTTTAACTTCACTTAATTCCGTTTTTAATGTTGTTACCTCTGTTTTTAATTCCTTTATTGTTTCAACCGCCTTTTGTACCAACTCCGCCTCTTTTTTACTTGCCTTAGCTTGTACTTGAACCGACAAAGTATTTGTTTCCGATACCTTATTCATTAATTTTTGGAATTCAATGTCATCCTTTAATTCCTCGCTTTGGTTTTGAGCCGATGCAGTACACCCCATTAAAAATATAAATAATAAGTATTTCATTACTTAATAGATTGTATTTTACCTAAACTTTCTAATGTGCTTAATTTAGCCGTAGCCGATGCCAAACTTGAATCGCATCTTCTTAAAGCTAATTGCATAATGTCTACCTTTTCATCTAATTTCTGCACCTTAACCGCTTGACTTGTGATCTGGTCTTTAAACGTAGAACGTACATCGATATACAATGCAGATATTCCACATAGAACAATAAATAATGTTGCCACAACTGGGTTTTTAGCAAACTCTTTGAACGATACAGGTAATGCCATTTTAGAATAATTTTTTATAGTAACCCAATGAATAATGATTAGTAGTTGCGTTTATTGTAAATAAGCCGTTTTTAGCCGTTTTATATCCAAGACCAAGTCCTAACCCTACTTTATTGTCAAATGCCCTTAAATCGCCTAAAACACCCAAATAAACCTCGCTTTTAGGCTTTGGAGTAATTACTTTGGTAATTGTTATAGTCGGTAGGTTA